CTGCTAGAGAATTTATGAAAACTTTCCAGAAGACTGGAAAGGCACCTGATTGGGCAACAACCAGTGGAGGTTCATCAACACCACCTCCACCACCTAAACCACCAGAACCACCTAAATCTCCTGAACCAGAAACACCAAAGAGACCACCATCACAGCAACCACCAAAGACACCAGCTACCAGAGCAACAAATATTGCTAGAGGTGTTGGTAGATTCGGTGCAGCCACTGCGTTAGATGTTGGTACAGAATATGCTATCGGTAAGATTAAGGATCCTACACAACAAACATTAGCTAGAACTGCAAAAGATCTTGCGTTAACATATGCAGCTCCTGTGGCATCTGTAGCAGGACTGCAAGGTTCAACACCACAACGTCAAGAATATCAAGCTGATAAAACAACTCAAGTATCGTTGCCAGCAAATTATGGCACGAAGTCTTATGAAAGAAATCCTAATGATCCTAGGAATGCAATCTATGTTCAAAAGACTAAACCATCAACACCTGAGGATCAAATGTTTGATCCAAAAAATCCTCTAGATGTTAGGAAGTGGAAATTCCAAGCTGGTTCTCCAAAGCCTGTTGGTAAACCTGAAAGGTATGGTTTAGCAACTCAAGGTGGTCAGAGAGTAATGGTTCCTTATGGTTCTGTTGCTGGTCAAAAGAAAGTTGGCGGTAAAAACCTACCACAAGTAACACAAGCAAGACAACAAGCTTCCAAAGCAAATGTATATGGTGCAACAAAAGGATCTGGAATTGTAGGTATTGGTGGAAAAACTACGTTTAATACCAAAGCAAATACAATTACAACTGGTGGTAGAACTGCTGCACTACCTAGAACAAAGATTCTTCCTGGTGGAGGAGTTGGAGATCTTGCTTACAGAGGAGGCAAACCAGTTTATGTTGCCAGAGGTAGCATGGCACAAAGAGGTAATCAAAGTCTTCTAGCAAGAGTATCCAGAGCAACTGGTATTGGTGGTCAAAGAGAAAGAGATGCTGCTGCTATAAACAGAGAAAGACAGCAAGCAATGCAAAGTACTTTGAGGTACAGAAAGCAACTTGGCATCACTGGCACTGGAGTTTCAAAGCCACCTAAAAAATAACTTGACTTCCTGACGACCCTGGTGTATAATACTAGGGTCTCTTTTTATCCCTACATCACGGACGCATGAGTAATGTTAAACTGATTGCAATTACCCAAGGAGCAGGAGAACTTCTGGAGAAGAGCGCACAAGAAGTTATCTCTTATGTTGCTCGGGTAAGCAATCCAAACAATCAACTTAATTTTGATACGTCTGCTGGTCTTCTTAAGTATTGCATTAAGCACCAGCACTGGAGTATTTTTGAGCAGGCATATATGACTTTGGAGCTGAATACTACTAGGGCTATTGCTGCCCAGGTTCTTCGCCACCGTTCGTTTACATATCAAGAATTTTCACAACGGTATGCTCCCACATCTTTCTTGAACGATATTAAACTTCCAGAGTTGCGTCGTCAAGATGATAAGAATCGTCAAAATTCTATTGACGATCTTGATCCAGATGTGATCAACAGGATGCAACTACAAATGCAAACCCTGTTTGATTCTGCCCAAGCATTGTATAATCAAATGCTTGAAAGCGGAGTTGCCAAAGAGTGTGCTAGGATGGTTCTGCCTCTCTGCACTCCGACCCGTATCTACATGACTGGTTCCATCAGGTCGTGGATTCATTATATCAATCTTCGATCTGCCAATGGAACACAAAAAGAACACATGGATCTTGCTCTGGAATGCAAACAAGTATTCACAGAGCAGTTCCCTGACATTGCAAACGCTTTAGACTGGGAGGTGTAAATGCCTACTTATAGATTCCGAAACACAGAAACCGATGAGGTATTTGAAAAATGGATGTACATGGCTGAGAGGGAACAATTCCTTGAAGCCAATCCTAACCTCGTTCAGATGCCAACCCCACTGAATACAGTTGGTGAAGTTGGCGACTTCCAAAACAAAACCGATGGAGGATGGAATGAAGTTCTCCATAAGGTCAGCAAAGTTCCAGGATCAACAGTAAAACCCTACAAGTAATTACATGGCAAGAAAAAAGCAAATCTCTCAAGTTGGCATTGGCATGAGTGCTAAGCAACTTCGTCGTAAGAAACCAATCAATGATGACTTCCTGGTTGACATTGAACCTCTTACAGACAACCAAAAAGTTTTGTTTGACGCATATAATCGAGGTCAAAATCTTTTTGCTTATGGTGCTGCTGGTACAGGTAAAACCTTTATCACTATGTACCTTGCACTGAAAGATGTTCTTGATTCCAACACACCTTATGAAAAACTTTATATCGTAAGGTCATTGGTAGCAACACGAGAGATTGGTTTCCTTCCAGGTGACCATGATGACAAGGCAGCACTTTACCAGATCCCTTATAAGAATATGGTGAAGTATATGTTTGAGATGCCTGATGATCCATCCTTTGAGATGCTTTATGGCAACCTCAAAACCCAGGAAACTATTTCCTTCTGGTCAACTTCATTCATTCGTGGCACTACGTTTGATAATGCCATTCTTCTTATTGATGAATGTCAAAACCTGAACTTCCACGAACTTGATTCGATCATCACTCGTGTTGGTGAAAACTGTAAAATCATGTTCTGTGGTGATGCAACTCAATCCGACTTGATTAAAACCAATGAAAGGAATGGTATCGTTGATTTCACCAAAATTCTTATGGCTATGCCTGAGTTTGACTGTATTGAATTTGGTGTTGAGGACATTGTTCGATCTGGTTTAGTTAAGTCTTACATTGTTAACAAATTGGCACTAGGATTCTAATGTTTACTCACCTTGATATTGAGTTTCCTGAAATGGAGACCACTTATATTGATGGAAATCGTTTTTACCCAACTCCAAATACAGGAAACCTCTATCCCTCGATCACTTCTATCACATCACATTACAACCGTGAAGTCTTTAAAACATGGAGACAACGTGTTGGTGATAAAGAAGCTGATCGAGTGATCAAGGAATCTACAACCAGAGGTACTTCTTTTCATAAGTCGGCGCAAGATTATCTGGAAAACAAACCAGTTGTGCATGACAACGAAGAAATTGAATTCATGTTTGATGCAGTGAAACCTTATCTTGATAAGATAAATAATATTCACGCAATTGAAAAGTGTCTATATAGTGATGTGCTTGGCATCGCTGGGCGCGTTGATTGTATTGCTGAATATGAAGGCGAGCTTGCAATCATTGACTTCAAGACATCTAAAAAAATAAAACCCGAAGCTTGGATCCAGCAGTACTTTGTCCAAGAAGTTGCTTATGCTTGCATGTACTATGAGATGACTCAAAGTATTGTCAAGAAACTTATCACTATCATGGTAACTCCTGATGGTGAAGTTAAAGTATTTGACAAACGAGATAAAAAGGAGTATATTATATTACTAAAGAAGTACATTAAAACATTCGTAGAGGACAAACTAAAGGAGTATGGAAACAGTAAATGACTTACAAACAGAATTAAAAACTAAATTTCTCAGTCAATCAAAGTTCTCCAGTGACATCGAAACATTCGTAAAGACTGGAGACATTAATTACATTGAAGCAATCGTTCAATATTGTGAACAAAACAATATTGAACTTGAGAATGTTCCTAAACTTTTATCTAAACCTTTGAAAGAAAGGTTGAGATGTGAAGCTATTGAACTGAATTATCTTCGTCGTTCATCCAAAGCGAAACTTGCAATTTAAAATGACACCCGTTGATTGCTATAGAACCTACTTAGCATTCAAGAATCATTTCTCCAAAGTTAATTACGATTACTTTAAATGCCAGGGTAAAAGTAAAGCATCGCCAGAAGCTTTCTATAAAAGAAAGGACAGGTATTTTTTTGAGAAAATGTCCAGGCAGAAAAGTGATCAAGAAATAAAAGAATACTTTCTTGCAAACTTTATTGAGTGTGATAATCCACAGAAGTTATGGATTGGTGAAATCATTAACTCAGGAAATGATAATTATATTAAGTGGAAAACTAGAGCAGAAAAAATAACTTATAAGTTTAAAGAGGATATATCACATCTATTTGATGATGATAAACTTGATGACGTGCTGAAGTGTAGGGTCGGTAATCACTCTAAACTTCTAAAAGAGCACATGATAAATAAGGTGTCCATCGAGACACTGGTGATACTGGACATGATCTTGCATTATGTCAATGATTATGATAGACTGTTGGATGATCCCATTTGGGAGTTCTACAGTTTAAAAATTAAAAAGTATCGACCATTTTTAAATATCGATTCTACACCGTTCAAAATAATTTTAAAGGAGAAAATTCTGAATGGAACTGACTGATCAGCAACAACATTTGAAAGCTTGCCTTGAGCAACAAAAAGCTTTGATTGATGAGATGCAATCTCTTCAATCGCAAACCGATGAGAAACGTGCTTTGGCACTGAAACTCCAAGGAATCATTGAGTACCTCCAAGGACAAGGAGTGGAACTTCCCAAAGAAGAACCCGAAGCAGCTCCAGAAGCTGAAGCTCCTGCAGCATCTGATGAGTGATTTCTTTGATTCAGAAATCGTACAGAAGGAAATAGATATTATAAGTGCTTTGCAAAAACGTGTTTATCAAAGCACTTTACAATATCTTATGTATAATTATGAAGAGAAAAAACACCACATTCAGTTGGTAAAAGATCTCTTAGATAAGCAAAAAATCTTACATACCAGACTTTCCTTATCTGACGATCCAGATGCAAAGCGACTAATTGAAAAAATGCTTGCTGCATCTAAACGACTCGGTATGCCAAGTCATATGACCATGCGTGAAATATTTAATCACCTGGAAACCGAGTTACTAAAACTTGAAGAGCTACTTGACAACGAAGAGTAGCTCTGCTATATTACCAAAGACCACATCCAACGACATCCAACGAACCTAATGTCCTTTTCCAATCTTAAAAAGCAATCCTCCCTCGGTAGTCTGACTGCCAAACTTCAAAAGGAGGTTGAAAAACTGAATAGCAGTGCTTCCAACAGCAACTCTGATGACCGTCTGTGGAAGCCTGAAGTAGATAAAACTGGTAACGGTTATGCCGTGATCCGTTTCCTTCCTGCCCCTGACGGCGAAGATATTCCCTGGGCAAAAATGTACAACCATGCCTTCCAAGGAACTGGTGGTTGGCTGATTGATAATTGCCTCACTAGCGTCGGTGGTAAGTGTCCCGTATGTGAGGCTAATACTCTCCTCTGGAACAGTGGCATTGATGCCAACAAAGAAATTGTGCGCCAGCGCAAGCGTAAGCTTTCCTACTACGCAAACATCTATGTTGTGAAAGATCCTGCTAATCCTCAGAACGAAGGTAAAGTCTTCCTCTATAAGTTTGGTAAGAAGATCTTTGACAAGATCGAAGCTGCCATGAATCCTGAATTTGAAGATGAAGAAGCACTGAATCCTTTTGACTTCTGGCAGGGTGCTGATTTCAAACTGAAGATCAAGAAAGTTGCAGGTTATTGGAACTATGATTCCTCTGAGTTTGCTCGTCCTTCTGCACTTCTTGATGGTGATGATGATGCACTTGAAGCAATCTGGAAGAAAGAATATTCTCTCGCTGAGATCACTGGTGGTGATCAGTTCAAGACTTATGATCAACTGAAGGATCGTCTCAACGTTGTTCTTGGAACTGGTTCCAATACTTCTTCTAAGCGTGATGAATCTTATGACGATGAGGATGAAGATCGTGGTTCTGCACGAGAACTGACTGATGATCTTCGTTCTGAACTGAGCAGTCTTTCTTCAAGCAAGTCTTCCTCTGTGGATGACGATGATGATTTGAGTTATTTCCAAAAACTCGCTGAAGAATTCTGATAAAATGGGAGGCGAAAGCCTCCTTTTTTATGCTCTTCTTGGATTAGATGCTCTTAATGTTCTTACGTCAACGTATTCTGAAGATGGTTCATTGAGGAATGCTCTTCTTAGATCCTCTTCAATCAAACTGATATATTGAGATCTTAAAACATAAATGTTTCTCTTCTCTTCATTCTTTCTAAGTTCATATTGATAGTTAGAAATTGATTCAATACAATTTGAATTCTCAATTAATCTTCCACCATCAGAATAACTGACAGTAAAATCAGACTCAACTACAAGACCTGCTGGTAGAATGATTCCAAAGTTATCTGCTACAACTTCTTTTGTTTCATAATGATGGATTGCTGCCAACTCTTCTGCAGTATATTTTTGATTCAAATAAATGTTTAAGTCTGCTTGACTTAAGGGCCAATCTTCTCTAATGTTTTGAATGTTATTTGTGATTAGAATCAACCAGTCTAATTCTGGATTGCCATAGAGTTCTTCAGCAACATTATCTGGACGATCATCTCCAATAATATTATATTTGTCAAACGCAGTAAAAATATTAATAAGATCTTCACGAATCTTTGCTCTCTTAAAAAGATTCTTAATCGTGGTGTAGTCACCAGAAGAAGTTCTCTCGTTTCTAAGAGATGGGTACTCTAGGTTTGGTAAGTATCTGAAATAAGCCATTAGAATCCTACGCTATCTTCTGGTAAACCTGCATATTCATTAGCAAATAATGGTGTCAATTCATGGAACACAGCACTAATAACACTAGTTACTGGCTGTGAATCATCTCCATAAGCTGCCCAACCAACACCATCAGGAGTATAATCGACACGGAAATCTAAAAGGGCACATATCTTTGGTTGGGGAAGTGCTTCGTTTCTTTGATTATTTGATTTCACATACTGGACAACAAATACATTAGGTGTTTCTATAAAGATAGTATCTGATTTCACATAAGGTAAACTATTTAATTTAAAGAAACGAATTAGTTGTCTGATTCTTCTAG